AAGGCAACCGAAGACGGTCTTGAGGTTGTTTATTTGAAAGAGTTGCCTCCAACCCCTTTCGAGTTTCGGTAATTCCTTACCGGCACAGGAGAAGAGAAATTGAGCAAGAAAATCTATTTAATTCACGACAAAACGCGAGGCTTCGTTGGCAACAGCCTTGTCTGGTGGGCGCAGGATCACAGGGGCTACACGCTTGATGTGAACAGAGCGCATCGATTTACCGAGTTAGAGGCCATTGAAACAGTAGAACAGGCAGATAATTTGGTTGCATATCCAGAAGAATTGATTGTTTCTCTCAGCGAGCCGCATTGCGCGGTGGGAAGCGCGCAGCTTCGCGGCAAAGAGCTTTCCATTTGATCCAGAAATACTAATTCCGAGAACGCGGATTACCGGCACTAAGGAGAAAACATGAGTTGCAATTGCCATTCGTACAACAAGCGAACCGGAGAAACGCCGGAGGTAGTTCTTGATCCTAACGACTACTTTGATTGGGACGCCCCCGCAAGAAAGGTGTGCATTGATGCTTGTATCGCCGAGCTAGTTAAAGAGCTATGGCGGAACAGAGTATGGACTGGCGGAAGCTGCTGCGGCCACGGCTCCGTCCCGCTTAGCGTGATTATCGAATCTGTTAAAGACGGGGACAAGGCGCTGGAGATAATGAAGCGTGACGGCAGGGATTTCGAGCTTTTATGTTGGAAACTCTGCGACCTAAGAGACGAAAGATGACGATTCTGGTTTGTATAACGTTTTTAGGTTTCTTTTGGGGCTTGTGGGGTTATTGCAGCGAGAAAGCGATTTGGAATCGCGGCGTGTGTCCGGACACCGGAGAGCGCTGGGAGCATTTTGCTACCAACTCTCAAGGCGGCAGAGCTTACAGATCAAGCGAAAATATAATCTGGATTAGTTGGCCCGTAGATAGACGCGAAAGCGAAAAAAACCGCACAGAAACTAACCCAGCACTAGCTGGACAACATGAGAGGAAGTGGGAATGAAATACCCCGCACTGAGAAACGCGGATGAGCTTTGCAGTTCAGCGAAGCAAGAACAAGCCGGACTGCCTGATGGCCGCTGGGTTGTTGTGAGGCCATTGGGCTATCCATCCTTCCGTCACCGCTGCTACTGCGCTTGGCTGGTGTTTACCGGCAAAGCCGACGCGCTGACTTATACAGGACAGTAACCCACCCTAACGGGCAGAGGAAAAATTATGGGGCGAGCATGGGCCAGATCAACGTAGCGTCTGCGGGTCTATGAGTGATATGACGCCGCCCCACCCTATAGGAGAAGAGAGTGAGTAAACATAAAAAGTATTACGGATACTGCCCAAGGTGTGACGCGCCAGTAAAGTCTAGAGAGCGTCGCCCGAATGGTAACGACGTCTGCCTAAACGATCACTGCTTTCCGAGCGCGTATACTCTCGACGCTCCCGCGAAAAAAGCAACTCAATTAGCAGAATCTACCATCCAATCCCAACGCGAAGCCATAGCGGAATTGGTGGAGGCTTTGAGGTCGGCAGACGACACAATCCTGGACCTTGTTGCTGCCGCAAGATCGACGCTTCGTAACGCCCAGTCTGTTATTGAGCAGGGCGGCCAAGCCAGAAAAAGAATTTAACCCCTAATCGCCAAGTACAAGCAGGAGGGAAAAGCATGAGCAAGCTACTGCCATGCCCATGCGGGCAAGTTCCAGCCAAGCTAATTAAAACTGACGAATTAACGTATGGCCAATATGTCGTTGTCTATGGTGACTGCTGTCACATGTGGACTGTTGAGGCAAATGTCGCTTATCACGAAGAAGGGGAGGAGGATTATGAAAGGCTAGTAGCGCATGCATGGAACCAAATGCCCCGCGCCCAACAACTGCTGGCAGAGACGGGAGAGAGTGAATGACTGAGAAAAAGCGAATGACAATCGTGATTGAGTTCGATGAAGGCGCAGAACTGCCTGCAATATCAGCCAGCAGCAAGGCGCTTGGTGGGGATGTTGTTGCTGTCCAGTTTAGTGATGCGTTAGCTGAGCTTGAGGCTCTGGAGACGGCCAATGAGTGATTTGATTGAAAGAATAGACCAAATGGTTAGCAAGGCTGAAGCTCTTAGCTGGAAAGGCTCTGAAACAGTCTTGGGAATAGCTATTCTTAAAGACTGCAAAGCCTTCATCGAAGCGCACAGATGGGTGAGTGTGAGAGAAAAGCCTAAGCATTGGCAGAAAGTTTTGCTGAAATACACCAACCCAAACGGGAAGCCCAGAATAATAAGGGGCTGCTATGTGCATAAAAAAACCGAAGAGCACGATTCAGACTCGGAAGACCTTTTTCCTGATTACGACGAAGAAACAGACACCTACTATTGGCCCGAGGGCTGGTATGAGTGCGCCGATGAGTTTGGTGACATTACGCACATGTACGTGCCACATTTGCCGATTTCCCACTGGATGCCCATCCCTGCTATGGAGGTTAAGAGTGAGAGAGATTAAGTTTAGGCTTTGGAATGCCAACGCAAGAATAATGGAGGAAAAAGCCACTACTGTTGCAATTGCAATCGGCTCAGGCGAAATAGAATCTACCACTGGCGAAACGCATGTTGCTATGCAATACACCGGCCTCAAGGACAAGAACGGCAAAGAGATTTGTGAGGGGGATATTCTGCGCGGAAGTTTTGGAATACCTCCAATAAGCGTCACCGGGCCTGTTTTTTTCAAAGACGGTGCGTTCTATGTTGATACCAAGGGACACAAGCCAGCAGAGTGCCTTCTGTCAGAGGCTATCGAGCTTTTAGATGCCGAGGTCATTGGTAATCAGCATGAAGACCCAGAACTGCTGAATGACTGACCAATTAACCTACTGGCAGCGCATGGGCCTGTGGATGGTGGGAGAAGGAGAAAAGCCAATGAAGACAGTCGAATCAACGACAGAAGAAATGCCAAAGCATGCCAAATTCTATCAGCTACTTTACAGATGGCCAGGAAGCAACATATGGCATAGTGCCGGCGCTCTTCACAGAACAAAGGAAGAGGCCGAGTACGACAGAAACAATTGGCGCAATTACGCAGAGTATTTGATAAATGAAGTGGTGCTGCCGATCAACCACGACAACGGGCCAAGCAGTTAAAAAGAGTCGTTCACTTACGGAGCAGAGTTGAGCCGGTAAGAGCAAGAGCAAATGGGCTGTCCCTCGCTTACTGCTTTAGAGAATGCCGACCCCAAAGTAGTCCAGGATGCTCCGTCCCAATCGTAAATCTGCAAAGTACCGGCAGCGAAGTTAGCATAGACAAAGTCACTAGGAGCTATGGCCGCAAGGCCGTGGAAGGCTCCTGACGGAACAGAGGTATTGGCAACATTAGATAGTGTTCCTCCAGACAGTTCATAAGCAAGCAGCAAATTAGAGCCACCGGCCCTGATGGTCATGATCGTGTCTTCGTCCAAGGCCGTTACTGCTCGAAGCGTAGCAGCCGTGAATACGCTGGCAACTGAACTGAAATCTGTCCCGTCCCAATCGTAAACTGTCAGCGTATTTGTCCTTGCCACCGCAACTCGGGTTTGTGACAAGGCGCAGGCAGCTTCGCCGTTGACGCCAGTAAACGTGTTGCCTACTTGCGCCCAATCGGTCCCGTCGAACTCATACCAGCGCATGTTGTTGCCATCGTCCAAAGTGACGCAGGCATCTGGACCCATAGCGGCTACAAACTTGTTGGTTGCCCCTACACCAGGAACCTCTAATCGGTTGCCGACCTGATTCCAGTCAGTGCCGTCAAACTCAAATTTGACCAAGTCCCAATTCGCGCTTGTGTCGCGGTTGCAGACAGCGATAGATGTGTCATCAAGCGCAGAAATTGCAAGAAGGTTAGTCTGTGTGATGGTCCCGCCCATGACGGAAGAACTATTTCCAACAGTGTTGAATGTAGTTCCGTCGATGTCGTAAGCCTGGACATTACCCCCGGCCACCACCACTAGGTCTGGAGCGTCTGGGCCAGAGCTTCGCGCAGCCGCCGACTTGAGTTGCAACAGACCGCCTGTACTCATTGTGGCTGCTCATCCTCGCTGGGTACTTCGACGCGCTCAAGATTGACGCGTTCAAGCGCAGCATCTGACCAGGACAAGTGATTTGTCGGCCACATTATGATCTTGCCGTCGTGCGAAGAGTAGCGGCGCCGAACCTCTGGGCCGCTCATCAACTCCTCAGTTGTTTTCTCTTTGTATCGAATCATCAGGCTGCTCCGAAGTCGTAAAGCGGTACAGTCAACACCTTGGCTTCCTGGTAGACCGTGATGATGTAGATGTCTAGGCCGTCCAGGGTAGGCGTGAGCGGGTTGTCAATAGCCCTCAAGAAGACGGTGTAGCCAGTACCAGCGTCGAACGAACTGACGAAGTTTCCCGCGTCCTGAAGGGCGATCATGATCGTTTGTCCAATGCCCTCACCGATGGCCGGCAGGTTGGAAAAGGTCAGGGTAGTATCTTCGGTCAGAGTCAGCGTGAAAAACTGGCCTGCTCTCCAGTCAAGCTCAACAGTCCCAGCATCACTAACCAGTTCGACTACCTTGCCTTGATAGTAATTGGCGAACAGAGAGTTCACGCCCACGTTGTCATTGGGCAAACTGATATTGAGTGCGCCACCGAGCGTCAGTTGGATTTCGTTTCCGACTGCGTCCTGGTAGAACAGTTCGACACCACCGCCGACTGTCTTGGAGTAAACCTGACCCTGCGAGGGAATGGTTGCCGGTGTTGGAACCGGGGTCAGTGAGATCACCGAAGTCGCAACGTCATCGGTCACTGCCGCATCAGGGAAGTAATACTGCAACACCCCTGAAGAGTTGAAGACCGAGATTGAGTAGTTCTGGCTGGTTCGCAACTGCACCACAGACCCGTTGTAAGTGAACAGGCCAGCGGAGTTCAGAACGAACGGTTGCGAGGCAGGAGGGATGTTGACCTCAGAGCCATCGGTGTCGATTACAATCACGTTGATCCGGTTACCAAGGACCGTGGGGTCTTGGTCCACCTCGCCAATGTAGACTTGCCCCAGAGAGGCAATGCCGAACCCTGTCGATAGGGGAAAGCTGGGTGTAGGCTGTTTGACTTCAGGCATTATTCAAAGCTCCGTAATAGTTCGCGCATGGCCTCTAGCCTTGTCTCTTCGTTGACGCCGCGCAGCTTGTCGTAGGCATAATCGACGCCGCGAGTCAGCAGCCCAGTAGAAGACGTAGGCACTTGCTGTGAGATTTGGCCTCCGAAGCTTGTTCGAGCAACAGGGCCGAATATGGCATCAAGCTCGTCGGCAAACAGCGCCAGGTTGCTGATCGAGTTGTCGAAGGAACCGCCGTAGCTGGCAGCAACGTCTTCCAACTGCTGCATGTTGTTTCGCAGAGCTACCCTGCTTCTGTTGTTGGACATCAAGCCGCGCATGATCTGCCCCGCCGCCGAGCCAGAGCCAGCCGCGCTCAAGTCAATAGAAGGGCCTGCGACCTTTTCAAAGTCATTCAGCGCCGAAATTGTTTCAGAGTATTTCTGGTTCGCTTCTCGGTAAGGCTCGATCCGGCTGGCAATGGACTCATTCAGGCCAGCCCGAAGTTCCTTGAGTATGTTTTCTGCCTGACCCAGGACGCCGCCCTCGGACTTTCCGAACTCGACCATTTCGTCAATGTACTTTTTGAGCCGGTGAACATCATAGGCCGTGGGGACATTTGTGTCCCTCATTCGCTTCACAACGTCATTCAGGATCGTCTGTGCCTGAGTCACCCTGGGGTTTGTTCCCTCAAGCATAGAGCCGTCGAAGTTCAGGCTAAGGTCATCGTTGACGCCTATCCCGGCCTCATTGAGGTTTTCCAGAAAACGATTCACCGGAGGAGCCACATCGACCATGTTTTCTGGGACGGGTCGCTTCAGTCCCTCGACAGCCGCGTTGAGTTCTTGAGCAGCTTCCTGGTTCACTTGCCGAACGTAGTTGTAGCGATCCATGACCGCGTCACCAACAATGTCTGTCGGCCTCACGTCAATCGAGTTTGCCGGGTTGTAGATTACGTCATCCATTACGCCCAGCATCTGCTCGAAGCCTGCGCGATCAGCCGGGGCCGACTCGCGGATCATGGTGACGATTCCCGGCCTGAATCCCTGCCGCACAGCTTCGCGCTGCACCGGATCACGGGATATGCGGTTGTAACGCGCACCTTGCTGGGTGAATTCTGGAGTGCCATCAGGGGCAGGCAGTTCTGGCGTCTGTGAGCCAGACAGGGTGACGCGAGGCTCTTCGCCTCGATAGCCAACCGTCCTGGCATCAGTGGAACCCTGCTGTATTAGCTCGTTTCGACGCCTCACAGGCGGCAGGACGGAGGTCGCGGTATCTACAATGGCATCACCAGCCTCTTGAACAGGATCGCTAAGAAAAGCCCTGCGGCCTCCGTATAGGCCCATTGCCTCTGGAAGAGTGTGAGCAGCGGCGGCAAGAGCAGGAGAACCAGTACGCTCAAGCACTTCATTACCAAGAGTCTGACTAACGCCTCTCTCCATGACACCTTCAATTGCTTGATTCCCCGCTTCTGGACCTTCCGTAGCTGCCGTAGCAACACCCTGGGCAACAGCGACAGGAAACCGAGCGGCATCCAGGCTGAACTCAGCCAGATCGCCAAGCGCCTGCATGTTTCGCTGTCCTGATTCGGTTCTTGGCTGGAAGTTGCCCTCTCGGACTGACTCAACCTGTTCTGCCCCGGCCTCAGCGCCCCCGCCGGCAGCGGCAAACAGGCCAGACCAGCCGCCGTAGATTTCCCGCAACAAGCCCTCGCCCATCGCCCTGGCAGGCTCTATGACGCCCGATCCGAAGTAGTCGGGGTCTGCGCCCTCTGACTGCATAGAAGGGACAGGAGCGCCGCCAGCGGCCTTCTCACGAAGCTCTTTCAGTCGAGCAAGCTTGCGAAGGCGTTCTAGCCGCTCACTAGGCGTTTCCTGCTTTTCCTGGTCTTGAGGGTCCATCGCTAATTTATTCCAAGTTCGCTTTGTAGACGCTGAAGTTCTTCAATCTCTGCATCGGTCAGATCGCCGTAGTCCTGAGTCTTACGGATTTCTCGCAGCCGAGCCTGTTCTTCAAGCCAATCACCAGGAGTGTTGCCTTGGTTGATGTAGATCATGGCTTGCTCAAGCTGGTCGTTCAGTTTCATCTGGGCCGCTTTCTTGGCCATTGCCCACTCTCTCAACTCTTCTTCCTGCATGTTTTCCGGCAGCGCCGTGGACATGGCAAGGTTCATTTCGCCTTCGCTCAGTGCGCCGAAGGTTGCGCCAGCGATCACGTTAAGACCAAGTCGCCTGCCGGCGTTTCTCAACTGCCTTGTGGCGTTGTTCATTGCAGGGAGACGTGAAGCAACGTAGCCAGTGTCTGCCCCAGCATCAATAGCTTCAATGACCTCGTCATAGACGCCCATTGCTTCGCGGTTTCTGGCAAGGGTCTCAAGACCCGTATTGATGAACTCAACACCAGACCGAGCGCCAGCTTCGGCGGCGGCAGTATCTGCGCGAGTTTGAACACCGAACTCATACGCCTGCCGAATGGCCTCGGCGCGTTGCTCTGGATCGTCAATCACCTCTCCACCCTGGGAAACGAAACGGGTCGAGCCGTCCTTCATGGTCAGCAGGCTGGAACCATCAGGAAGGGAAGTTGAAGACTGCACATCTACTCCATCAACGGGAGCCTCGCCAATTGCCTTGTTGAAAGCGGTAAAGCCATCCACATCGTTCATGGCGTACATTTCACCAGCAGTAATCTTGCCCTCTTCGAAGGTTTCAGGATTGGCGACTTCTTGCAGCAGTTGCATAGACTGGCTGTAGTCCCGGCCCTCACCTTCTAGCATGTCGATGTGCTGGATCAGGGCGTCTCGCGCCTGCTCTGGGCTGTTGGCTGTCATCACGCGCTGAAGGACTTTGGTGCTGTCTTCAAGCTGCCGGTCACGCATTGACTCTTCAAATCCCAGGCCCATCTGGAGCCTTTCGCCCAACTGCGGGTACTGAGTCACGATTGAGCGAACGGTGTCCATGTCGCCGGATCGGTAAGCCTGATCCAGCAGGGTAAACTGCTCTCGGGCAAGGTTGGCGGCTTCTTCTTCCTGCTTCTTGGCGAGGCGCTCTTCACGCTTCTTGCCGACAATGTCGCCCAAGCCAGACAGGGCCGATCCAACCCCAGCGCCAGCCGTTTCGATGTAGTAGGGATTTACCATCAGTGCTTCTCCTCGAACGGAATCTTGCTGTAGTCCACCTTGATGAACCCGTCCTCTTCGCTGATCGCGGCAGGCTCTTTCTCGAATACCTCATGAGCCATAACGCCAGAGCATTCACCTTCAAGGCCGAACTGCTTTGCCCTTTCGTTCCAAGTCCAGCCGTAAATATTGATACCGCCGACCTCGCCAATGAACCGGATGTCATCCTTCAGGCGAATGTCTGAAAACAAAGCGCCAACACCGGGAATGCCGCCAGCGTTCACAAAGCCCTGGACGCCACCGAGGATCGTGTTGATCGCGTTCTGGTTGCCCTGCTGCTGTATCTGCGAGGCCGCTACTTGGCCTTGGCTGTGAGCGCCGGAAGAGCCGCGTATCGCATCGGCCTGTGATCTGCCTGCGGATGCCCTTGCACCGCCTCTGGTCGCGCCCATGCCAGCGTACAGGTTGGCAATGTCTCGGTCATAGCCGCTGTAGTTAGCCATGCCTTCCATGCCCTGAATCCGATTCAGTCGATCCAGGTCGTTTCGCTGAATCCACAAATCATTGCGCTGGTTCTGGCGAATGTCTCGATCAACCGCATCACCATAGCCGGACATCAGGGCGCGGTTCTCAATGTCCGCGTTGAAGTTCGCCATGTCCTCAATGGTATTGCCTGATCGCAAACCGCCCGTTGCACCGGCAGTTCTGGCAATGGCTTCTTCGCCCCGGTCCCGCTGGCTCATCACTGCGCTGTACATGGGGCTTTTCCGAGCTTCCATGAGAAGCTCTTCCTGGCTCTTGATCCCAGAGGTTGGAATCATCGGTTCAATTCCAGCGCCGTAGTATTGCTGCAAGCCACCCAGCGCCTGATCGCGCATCTGCATGGGAATCTGTTCACGCTGGCGCAGGAAGTTCATGGCGTCCGTCATGCCGTCAATCGACATGTTCGCGCCTTCCTGAATGCCTATGCTTTCCGCGTTGCTGGCATCCTCATAGCCACGGGCCTGCAATTGCGCGGCCTGCGCTGCGTCTTCAGCAGCATCAGCCACGCCAAATTGATTTCTCAGCCATCCGGTCATTTGAACCTCACATAAATCTCGTAGTCATTGGTCCTGGTCAACCATTCGAACCCGACCTTCTTGATGATCCTTTCCACGCTAGGCTTGCCGATCACCGCGAAGATCATTTCGCACCAGTCGTAAGCCCAGAAAATCCATCCACAAAACTCTTCGAGCGCCTGCTTGACGTAGCGCAGGGAGTCCGGCGCCGAGGCAAAATGTATTGTCATACCGTTGCCCTGTTGGGCATAGGATAACACCACTCGATGCTCTCCGTCCGACCATTCCAATACCAAACATTCGTCTATTCTAGGCACTCCCAGATCGGGGCCGGACAAGTGCCTAATCACTAGCTGTCGCCGGTGTACTGCGTGTAGGTGATCTTGCCAGTCACTTCGCCTGCCAACACACCCGCGGTGTCCACAACCGCTACAATCTGGATCGTCGCCGCGTAGGCTTGGCCAATGGCCTCAACCACGTCGAGGGTCTCGTCCAGGCTCCCGGCAGGCCCAAGGGTCAACTGGGCAATCTTCTCTCCGGCGGCGCTGGTCGCGTCAGGCGAGTCGTAAATCGACACCTGAACATTCGTTGCAAGGGTGTTCCGCAGATTGAAGGCGTTGATCGCTGTGCGGACTGTCTTGTTGTGCAGCGAGACATCAGCCGAGCTTGCGCCAAGCTGCTGAACTCCATCCGTTAAATTCACTCGAACGGCCATGATTAATTACCTATATCCTGATTAAAAGAAAGTCTGCGTCAGCTTCGATGATCGAATTATTGTCTGATACATTAGTGCATCGCCATACAACGTCAGTCTGTTCTTGAATTATGATGCCGCCAGTAAGCTCCTGCTCTACCCCAGAACTGTTACTGACCTCGAAGACTCTGCGAGTCCGGCGAGCGCCCCCTCTGGGAATAACTTGCAGATATACAGTGCCGCTGCCAGCCAGACCAGAAGCCCTGACCAAGCTGACCTGAACGGTCTTGATCAGCATCCTGAATCCAGCAGGGACGGTGAATGCGCCGACCTCCGTCTGCCCAGTGCCTGCTGGCATCACGAACATGATGTTGGCCGTAGTTACTGCCTGATTCGCTGTGATCTCGCCTACGTTGTTCTCTGCGCTGCCAGCGATAATGATCTGGCCGAAGGAATACCGGAAACCATTCACGCCAGTCGTGGTGACAGTCGTCGTGCCGTTGAGCGTAATGTAGACAGGCGTCTGCGGGACAAAGTCCTCGTCAAGTATTGGGTCTATTCGCACCAGAGCCGCGCCAGTGCCGGTAGCGGTCACGATGCGGTAAGAATTTCCTGCATCGTTGGTGTTGATGTTGATAGGGTCAAAGTCCTCCATGCGGTAGACTTCGACCTCAGTCTCGCTCACCACGTTGCTCACGATCCCGTGGCTCCCCTTGGTCTCATTGACCAGGCAATCACCTACCGCAACGCCATCGGTGATGAAAGTCGCGCCTGTGTCTTCGAGAGAGGTCTCAGAGCCGCCTGTCGCAGTGCCGCTGCTTACATCGCTGCCGGTGTCATTTACATCGCTTGATACAACAGAAATCTCTTCATTAGCCGTGGGCTGGAAGCCGGTGTAGACGCCGCCTCCGTTCCACAGGTCTTCAGGCGTTGATCCGGTGTCGATGTCGGAGTTTCTGCCGCTGAGTAGACGCTCTTCAAAGCCTGCCCTCTTGCCTAAAACAACCTCGTTTCCAAATTCAGTGGGCCGGGTTGGCAGTGCCTGATAATCGACGCCCTGCCGCTGGTCATTTGGTATGGCGACAAATGCCTCGAAGTCACCGACATAGGTTGATAGCTCAAGGGATGACATGGCCGAACCTAGATTGGTCAAGACAGGCCGTAATATTTGCCCTGCTGGCGAAGCAAAGCTCTGCTCATAGATACCGCTGCCAATTCTGTAGCCGATGAACGGGAATTTATTCCAAGTCACGCCGCCGTCATCAGAAAGCTCGATGTCCAACGTGGCGAATTCACCAGGCTGGCTTTCGAAAAGGATCGTGACCTTGACCTGCTGCTCGGCCAGAACACCAGCGCCAGTAAACACATCAGAGCCTCCACCGGCAGCGCCGAGAGCAACATTTGTGCTGTTTGCTAAGGACTTATAGGCTTTTTTTTTGTTCGCTACAGACCAGCCTTCGCCGTCTGCGTATTGCAGGGTCTCGCTTGGAAAAAGAATTGCCGTAAACATCTGGCGAATTGTGGAATTATTGTTCAGTTGAACAGTAACGGTTGCTTGCTCAGTGTCGGTGTTGGTCACAAACAGAGCCTTGACCTGTCGCCGGACATCTTGCGCTGGGGCCGAGACAGCCGCTACCGGGGTCGTGCCGTTGGTTGCAGCGTCTTCTGAACTGATTCCCTCGACACCAAAGGCTGACGATCCAATGTCCACAAATTCGGAGACAACAGATAGCTCGTTGGTGGTGACAGCCGCATCCAGCACCACCTCTATGCTCTTATCTACTGTGTCGAGAGTGATCATGTGCCTAGAAATACCCTTGTAAGAGATTGTGCTTGCCGGCTTCTGGCCGAGCGCCGATGGTTAGCCTCTATTTTCCCAATTTGGGACAAAATTAGCGACACATTCGCGGCCTCGTCGGCTAATCTTCCCATGATTTGGCGTATTTTTGCCTGATTCTTGTACTGAGACGCTATTGAGTACAGGTCAGCGACCTCTCGGTCCAATTTTCGCACTCGCGCAGCCACATCGCCCATCGAGGAGTTGAAGTTCGACGTGGTTTCGATGTTGATAATGACCTCGCTGGTCATTTGAACCACCTGGGCCGACAGCGACAGGTAGTCCTCAATCATCGGATCATCCCAGCCCGTGAATTCACGGACCTCAGTGGCAGATAGCTGCGAGGTCTGGTTGGTCAGTAACTCAGCCATAGATAATCGTGGTCCTGGAAAAGGCCATGCGCGACTCGGTCACCCAGCGGAGCCTGAAGGTGACGAAATCATCCACATAGCCAAGCCTGTAGGCGATCCAGTGCGCCCCGTACTGCCCAGGAGCGCCGTTGCTGATTGGCTCCTCGTTGCCCCACAGGACGCCGTCATAGCTCATCGATAGAAATATGGTCGAATCGTCCACGGTGTTGAAGCCGGGGATTGTCTGCACGTCCAGTTCGTCAATCGACGTGGTTTCTAGGTAGACAAAGGGCGTGTTGAGAGAGCAACTGATCTTGTCGCCGTACTGAGTCGCCACAGACATGTCCAGAGCGCCGAGAGTGCTGGTGACTTGGTCGCCGTAGACCCATTCGTCAATGCGCTGGTCGTAGATTCCGTGGATCGCCCTCCACTGGTTCGCGCTTGGGCTGCTCAGTGTGGACCACGCCTGATCCTTGCCGACAGCCGCCGCCAGGGTGAGGTTAAAAAACAGGGTCTCATTGGGCAGGTGGATGATCAGCGCCTCAATGCCCTCGTATATCCTCGCCTCCATCACCGCGTCTGCTAGGTCAGCCTCGCTGTAGACTTGCAGAAGCTGCGTTATTTCCCGGCTGGCAATCTCAGTCGGCCTGCCGGTTTCGAGCCTGTAGACGGACAGAGAGCCTTCTTTAGGCCCACCGACGAAGTACCATGTGCCGCCGATCTCAGCCTTCAGGTAGGTCGCCACCAGCCCGTACTTGACCGCTCTCTGGCTCAGTCGAGTGAAGGCGAAGTTCACGTTGGCCTGATTGACGAAGTATTCAATGCTGTACCGATTGAAGGCGATGACCTTGTTGTCCGTGGTCTTGCCCAGGCCGACAGTCGGATCAGGTGAGAACTCAGCCGTGGCGAAGGTCAGCGGATCAATCTCCTCCTCGTTGAGGATGTTCGTGTGGTACAGGTTCTCGCCATCGGTGAAGAAGTAGTAGCCGTCCACCCAGATCGCGTCTATCGGATTGCCGACCTCGGGGTCAAGGACTTGGCGAAAGCCACCCACCGGATCGTAGAGGTAGTAGTTGCCCTCCGCGATGATTGCTTGGGTGTTGAAGGAATAGGGCAGGGAGCAGTTCAGGATGCCGTTGATCGTGCCGAGGGACGTGCTGACACCGGAAGTATCAACCTCGATGAACTGGTTGCCAGAGAGCCTGTAGTGCGCCTGCTGGCGCTCATTCCAAACGCCGCCCCGGTCATTGCCCACGCCAGTGCCAAAATTGGTCAGCCCTGGCTGCTGGAGCATGTAGCCTTGGACGCCAAGAATAGGCCGGGGAATGCCGGTCATGTTCTCAGGAAGCTGGTCCCTGTAATCGACGTTGGAATCGACTTTGTCGCCCTTCAGAAAAGAGAGAGTCATTTCGGGCATCAGGGAACCTCTGGAAGTGTAGTCACCTCGAAGTTGATCAGGCGAATTTGTACGCGGCCTGCTGAGTCAGTAACGGTCAACTTAAGGTACTGAAGCTCTGGGCTGGCTGCTTTGTTGCCAGTGGCTGTCACGGTGTACTCGACGCGGGTATTGGTGTTGCTGCTGGAGTCTACGGTCAGACGAGGATCGACAGCAATAGTGAAGCTGGCAATCGTGTTGCCTTCCAGCCATGCCTCGAAGTCTTCTTCGTAGTCCTGAGTCTCACCCACCTCGATGTTGTTTGTCGCCCAGCTAACTGGGGCTTGCGATTCTGGAATGGAATATCTAGAACCATACAGATCGCGGAATCGGTTGCCGCTGCCCACAGGCATGCGAGTCGATGGTTGAACTTGCCGCGTATTTTGCCTTGCGCTTATGGCTGATGCGCTGGAGGCCGAAGACCTTGCCAACATCATCAGTTGCTGCGGAACTTGCTTGTTGAAGGCCGGTATGAGCCTCACAGCAAGGTTGTAGACCATGAACGGCTTCAGGGACAGATCAACCCCAGTCGGACTGTTAACGTCAGGATTGGTCTCGAAGTTGTACCCGAACTTCATGTTCTTTGCCTTGAGCATTTCAGACATGAACATTTCCAGCCTGTTGAGGGCTAATACCTCATCAGAAGGGCGAGGGTTTATCGTGAGGCCAGAGATTCTGACTTCCTGATAGGCGTCCTGGATGATGTCGTTCTTGGTAGTCACTGTTCTATCTCAGCAATAGCGAAAGGGGGCCGAAGCCCCCCTCCCCTAGTTGGTCGGTTTAGAACGTAACTGCTACGCCTACGCCGCTTGGGTTGCGAACGGTGATGCCGTTCCAGGTGAACAGACGCCATGTCATGTTCATGGTCTTGATGTCGCCATCGTAGATCATGTACATGGTCTGGCCGTTTCGCATGGTCTCGGAAATCACGCGCTTGCCTGCGAACTCGCGGAAGAGTTGAGCAGGAATCTCGCCGCCCATCACCTCGATGCAGTTCTTGTCCCAGAACAGGTTCGCCTTCGCACTCGCATCGGTGTTCACGCGATCAACTGTCGCTGTGTTGTCGATGGTGGTGTCGATGTTGGCGTAAGCCTTTTCCAGGTCAGACAAGTTCCCATCGTCAGCCGCAATCGGCTTCGGATAGACCGTGATGCTGGTGCCGTCAGGAATGTCCACGATGGTGAAGGTCATCGCCTGACCGGTGTCAGTCTTGTCATCCAGGCCAAGGGCCGTGACCGGAGTGCCGCCGTTGCTGAAAGTGACCTTGTTGCCAACAGCGTAGCCGCTGGAGTCAGTCACAGGGATAGTCGCAGAGCGATAGTCCACGTTGGTCACGATGCCGGTAGTGGCATTCACCGAGCCAGCTTCAGGAGCAAAGCTCTGATCCGCTGTCACAGTAGTCCCTGGGTCAGCACCGCCTGCCAGATTCGGCAGGAATGAGCCGGTGTAAACGTCGAACTCAGCCACGTTTTGACCGATCTGACCATCCTGCCATGTCTCTTCTGGGCGACCCTGAACAGTCTGACGACCTGCCAAGTCGCTGGCGAAGGTCAGAGTGTCTCGGTCATTCAGGAGGAAGCAGCGCATGTCTTTAGGCATCTGGCGCTCGTTCATCAGAGCCTGTGCCTCGGCAACGAAGTTGTAACCAGAGGTGGCGTTGCTGCGATAGAACATTGAACCCTGAATGGTCATCGCGTCAGCGATAGCCTTGTTGACTGCTGATGCCTGACGCATGCCAGAGGCGCGACCGCGGCGCTCCCAGAACTGAGTGTCACGCAGATCATCAATCCGCAGTTCCACAATGTCGTTGTTGGGAGTACCCAGGACAGCCGGGTAGGTCTCTTCGATGATGCCCTGCTCGGAACCAGTTACGTCAAAACCCTGGATCACGGGAGCATGCTGCTCAACGGTGCGCCAAATGTAGTTGCCGCCGTTTTGCAGATCGGACTGATCGGGAGAGAAGAAGTCCACCTTGTCGAGCAGCATTTCCTGCGACTCGAAGGTTTCCAGTGCGTTTTCGAACAATACTTCGGCAATTTTGCCGGTAGTGAGGGTAGCCATTATCTCGGCCTCCAAGTGTATCGGTTAGACATAATTCCCCTTACCCCACAAAACGGGGAGGAGATAACGATTCACGGATGTACTCGCCGTGAGCGATAGGTCAACCGATCATTGGCCGGATCGTTCGGCTTCCCAGAGGTTCCTGGCTGGGACCAGTAGTCGAATTGTCCTGCGTTTCATGTGAAACGTCAATAGGCACAAAAAAGGGCCGCGACAGCCGGAGTACAGTGGCTGAAGCGGCCCACACACCCACAACGGTGTTCTACCAACCAGAAACATCCACGCCGGATGCTCGGGCCTTTTTCTTGATGTCCCAGGCTTTCTGGGTGTCTCGTCCTTTGTGCGCTTCTCGATACTGGCGGCGAAGCTTGTCACCGCCGGCCGAATTTTGCTTGTCGGATCGCACTGAGGTTGCCGGCGCCGGAGCGCCACTCTGTCGCTTGGTCGGGGCGTTCAGGCGTTCGGCCAGCCTTGCCAAGTATGCGGAGGTAGCCAGACCGCGCTTTTTCCCGAGAGTGTCAACAAATTCGTCCAGCTTCTTGCTGTTGACGCCCAGGTGGTAGAAAACCCGCTCCGAACCTTCACCGGTGACCGAGATTAGCTCGTCGATAATATCGTCTCCCATTTCTGGGAACCGCTCCTCGACAGCCGCCCTGACGCGGCGATCTGCCGCCTGATACTTCTCAGGGGAGATTCCTGCCTTGCCGGCCAGCCTTGCCGCCCTTTCATAGTGACTTTCGACTTGCTGCTCAGTGTACTGCCTGTCTTCAGCCTGGACGCGCTGGTTCTCTTCGGCAATCTTGCTGGTGTTGCGTTCGGCCTCTCTGACTTCATATCGCCAGTCTGCCAGCTTCTCAACGAACTCTTCGTCCGTCTTGAACTGGTTGCGCTGGGGGCGCGGAGGAACCTGGGGCTGGCCTTGTCGCGGCGAGCCTTGCTTTAGCTGCTCATTTTCCTGCCGCAGCGCCTCAAGCTCATCACGGGCCTCGCTCAGTTTGCCCTTGTACTTGCGCCGAATCTTCGCGGCCTCGGACGGGTCGATCCCGGTAGAGGCTTCCTCGCTTTCAGACTCGTCTTCACTCTGCATCCAGGCTTCAGCAGGGGCTTCCTCCTCGCCTTCTTCGCCCTCGCTAGACTCTTCGTCCTCGTCGGCCTCATCGCCTTCCCGGCCTTCTTCAGCGGCTTCCTGCTCTGGCTCATCGGCCTGCTCTTCAGCTTGCTCTTCGGCATTGGCCTCTAGCTCTTCGCCTTCCTCGACGTACTCGTCATCGACCTTGGGCTTTTCCTGGCCTTCCGACTTATTTTCCTTCTTCAAATCCTTCAGTGACAATACCTCTGCCATAACTATTTCCTCGTAGTTGACGATAAACTCGGCATGCCCTGCCGATAAGGGTCAAACAAACCCCCCGCCTCGTATGAGGGGAGGGTTTAACTCAGGCTACTTGCCCTTGCCTTTCTTGCGTCGATCTCCGCAGTATTTAGCCATTTTCCTTTTCCTCTATTACTCATGGTGTATAATTTAGGATGGAGGTTCACCATGAAACTAATCGCATCCGTAAACACAAACCGTGACATGCCTGATGACATGTTCAACGCCCTGCTTCGCTTCGAAACTCGCCACCGCATGTCCGGCGTCATGGAGACAACGGAGCCAGAGGTGAAAGAGTTCCTGTCAGGTCAGGGCATAGACCCCGACACTTTTCGCCCGACTATGCTCACTTTGGTTCGACAATAGATCGGATAATGTCCTCGGTGATGATTCCGCTGAACGGCTTCATCTGAAGGGACCGCAAGTCTTCCGCAGAGGGGCTTCTGGGGTCAGTTATGCCGCGCAGAAGCGTCTCCTGCGGCAGCAGTTGATATGCCGCCACGTCTTCCCTGAGAACCCCTAATCCTTCACCAGGAAGCCCTGCCGCGTAGGTAGGGTGACCAGAGCGATCCACTATTGGCCGCTGGGTGTCTACTCGTCCTACATTTTGCATGCCGCCTGCCGGGGCAGATAGCTGGCGAGGATCGGAAGCCCACACCTGACCGGCGTTCGGTTCGTCGAACATGTAGTCCTGGCCTCCTCGGAGGTCTACCGGCATTTCCAGATCGGTGTCGCCAACCCGCGTCAGCATTCCACCGGCAGCAGTGCGGTCAGACATCGAGGTGATAAACGGCCTGCCCTCCAAGTCCACAATGCTCTGCTCGGGGATGTCTAGCCGCCGTGGCTCAATTTGAGCGCCGAAGCTGCCCAGGCGCTTGGCTTCCGGCCCGGTGAGGCCACCGCCTTTTTCAGGCTTGCGCCTTCGCGGGGTGAATCGCTCGTCAAAGTTCAAGTCCGTGAAGGTTTGTTCAACCGGAGTCGCGCTATCTACGGTGCTGAACTCAGCAGCCGGGGCGCGATCTGTCGCCGGGATTGGCTTACCAGTTAACTCCTGCTCTGCCACTTGCTCAACAGAGTCACCGCGCATCAGTTCAATCTGCTCGGCTCTCTGCTGTGGCGCGACTGGCTCACCGTTTCGAGTTTTGATTTCGACCAGGTTGTCATCAAAAATGACGTAGTTGTTTGATTGATTGTTCAGCCTATCGGTGAACGTCTGCCGCAATTGAGAGGCTTCGCTATCGCTAAGACCCCTGTACCGCTGCATCATCGTATTGACAGCCTCATCAACCGACCCAGACTGGCTGTAAATCCTTCGCAGCGCCGTGTCATTTATGTCTGTCGGTCTGCTGTCGCCGTCCAAGTACCTGATGCCAGGAACCCCGCGCTTTTTTAGCTCCTCAGATATTTCGGCAGAAGCCTCATTGCTGTTGACGTCGCCGCCGCCTTTCTTGGCGACCAACTGCCTGTGCAAGCTGCCGCCTGTCATGTTCATGTCTAGCGGTTCTGCTAAATATTCCTGAGTCTCTTCCAGCATGTCAGGATCAAATTCGCGCCAGCTATCAATAATTTCGTCCTTTGTCATGACATAGCCAAACTCCTCCATTTGGTCTTCAGGATAAAAGACACCGTTTCTATCAATGTTCGACATGACGGAATAGAACTCATCGTCGGTTAACGCCTCAAGACCAGTTCCTTCGCTCCAGATTTCTTTCATGGCATTCTGGACAGACTCAGGCTGATCCTTGAGCGGAATGTCCCAATCCAGAAGCTCACTCTCATCGACCAACAGGTCCACGTTGTAAAGAGAACCTGGGGGTGCAGCGTACTGCTCAAGCTTTGCGACATCCTCTGCGGACATCTTGTCGCCGTAATCCTCCAGAATCTCCCTCATCACTCCTGGCTGTGACTGGAAGGGAGAAATATCGCCGGGGATATCGTACTTCCGCATGATTGGGCTTATTTCTTCCCAGGCCTCATCGCTCAATATTTCTTGGCTGTTGTCTCGTGAGGTTTGGTTGGCAGAAAGCTTGCGCCGATACCCCTCTCAAACCTTTCTGTTGCCAGCAAAGTACAGGCCGTGGCCGTAGGCTTGCGCTCCCTCACCAGTGCCGACCTCACTCATGCTGAACTTGTCGAAGTTGTACGGCGATCCATGCCAGGCATCAATGTTCTTGCGAAGCTTGTCAAGTGCCCTCAACTGGCTGGCGCTCATTGCCCCCGGCGCAGTGCCTGCCACGGTCAGAAGGCCGTTGATCCACGTCCGAGAGTCAGGGTCTTTAATGTACATTTCCGCGTCAGCGGCCATGCCGACAGCGTCCCCAACGTAGGGCGCAGCCATAGTCAGGATCGCCGCCTTCTCAAGCGGGGTCATGCCTTCGAAGATCGTATCGGTGAAGGTGTACGCTTGGACGCTCGTGTCGGCCAGCAGCCGCGCCATGTTGATGTCAGGGCTTTCCATGAACTTGTCGTAGGCTTCTCGGCTGGGCATGTTGATAGCCACCGGCCTCCGCATGCCAGGTAGCGTCACCTTGATCTGCATGCCCTGCTGGGGGGATTGGGATGGCTCAATGTCTAGCCCAGGCAAGATTGCCCGAGGCTCGCCCCGGTAAGGGGTTTGGGACATAGGGATGCCGCCCTGAGTAGGCGCAGGGGAGTCGCTACGGACTACAGGTGGGCCTGCCATAGAGGAAAGCCCTGCCAGTGGTTCAGCCATTAGTACCGGACCTCACAAGCTGTCCTGATTGCGGATCGTAGTCGAACTCAAGAACCGGAGCCGGGGCTGCTGGTTGCCGAGCAGGCTGCTGTTGGGCCGGCTGGCTGACCCGTGACCGGAACCGATCAGTAATCTTTTCAACCGTGTCGGTTTGAACCTGGATGGTCTTGGCCTTGGTGTGTTCGGCTTCAACTCCCTTTTCGGCTGCGTCAATTTCCATCGCGGCCCGGTCTGTCTCGGCCTCGTATGCCTTGATCGCAGTCTCATTCTGGGAGTTCTCAAGCTTGCCCATTTCGACTTGGCCCTTGATCTGGCCTTCCTGCATCATGCGCTGCTCACGCGCCATAGCGGCCTGACCCTTCAGCAATTCTCCCTGCGCCAGAATCATTTCTGCGTTCGGCGGCTGCTCTTGCTGGGCCTGCTGCTCCATGAAAGCGATTTCTTCCTCGGTCTCAGGTTCCTTGATGCCTGACATGATCAACTGCCGGTTTCCGTAGTCGCGGATGTCATCCAGGTCTACACCATCGGTCAGCATTAGCTGCTTGTACATGAGCGCCTTATGCATCGCCGGATCGGTCTCGCGGAACTCCATAGCCATGCGCTGTAGCTCTTCGCGGGTCTTCTCCTTCCGGCTGGTGTAGCTCTGGCTGATGTCGGCATAGACATCGAACTCCAGGTTGGTCAGGTCGCGCAGCGTGACCATTTCCCCGGTTTCCTCGTCCATGATGGTCTCCATGATCTCAACCTGTTGGCGCTGGCCGTCAGGGGTAGTCAGGGTGACCTTTCTTGGCGTGTCATAGACGGCGCCGGCCATCGTGGCGTAAATAGCAGCGTCCCAGCGTTTGGCGAACTTCAGGTTCTGCTGGTAGACAATAGACTGCTGGTCGAACCGAGCCTGAAGCTGCTCGATCGCGTAGCCAGACAGATCAGGGTCGGCAAACTCGTTGGGCAAGCCAGGGTTGGCGACATCGTTTGTCGCCTCGCGGGTTTCCGCGGCCAACTTGTCCAAGTCAGCAGGGACTCGGGCAGACTCCATGTAGCCCACTGGACCCATAGCAACAGGGTTGCCGTTTTCATCCGTGGAATTCTGGAGGTAGTAGGGGTAGTTGTTGTCGGCCCCGTTTTCTTCGTACATGAACTCATAGCCAGCCACCTGTTCCTGCGTGAAGATAGGCTTGGGCCGGGGAGTTCGGCTGACGATGTCGGCCATGTAGGACAGCAGGAAGTTACGCAGGCGCTGGGGGTCTTTTGCCAGCCGCACAACGCCTTCCCAGATTTCCTCGCCCTCAACGAACGTGCGTTCACCGTAGGTGTGGACCACTGGAATCTTGTCGCCGGGGATAACCTCAACACTCAGCACTTTCTCGCCGCTGGCGATGTACTGCTTGACCTCATACCGCTCGATCTTGCGCTCATCGATCAGGCTGTAGTCCTGCTCGTATAGCTCGTCGAGGATGTTAACCTTCTCGCCCTTATACTCGCGCTCAGTCAGATCAGACTCGCGCAGCACAACGGTGTCGCCAAACGGATCAGCGAAGGTCATGACCTTGTCCTTGACCTTGCTTTTCACGTAAATCCTGGCGATGTAGTACGTCTCGTTGCCGCTGTCGTACCAGGGGAAGGTGTAGCTCTGCTCTGGGCTGGCGAAGTTGGCCGGGGCCGCGTCAGTCTCTTCGCCAACCAAGTCCTTGTACAGTTCCTGGTAGCCTTCCTTTGTGAATGGCTCCAGGATTGACCAGTTCATGGCGTCAGACTTATCCAGCCGCTTCGCGTTAGCGTCTGGGTAGCTGTTGTTGTTCGCCTCGTACAGGGGCCGGCGCCGGATCACTTGCTTGCGATCACCGACATTGTTTGTCTCGTACTCGGTGTAGAGTTCCCAGCCGCCCACGCCGCAGTCCACGCATTCCATCAGCGCGTTGTCGTAGGACTCCAGGGTGCTGTTGCGCCGGTCATCGGTCAGGTACAGGCCGTCAAGAATCTCGGCCCCGTCCTCTCGCGTATCATCCTGGGGGACGAAGTCCACCTGGACAGGGTTAGACCGCAGGTCCGAAGTGATCTGCCTCGTGGCTTTTCGCACCACGTTGAACTCGCCGCGATACCCAAGCTGAGAGTCGGAAAGCATTCCGTCATCCCACTGGGTCACACGGGCGAAGACTCTATCGTCTGCCGCTCGTTCCCGAGTTGCTTGATTTGCGTTGAAATTTCGATCATGAATTTTCTTCAGATCGACAAGTTCTAAATCAGCCATGAGGCTCACCTACTAAAGAATTATTACCCTGTATTCAACAGCGCCGGTTGCGGTGAGATTCACCACGTCAGAGGGGCCATCGAAGATCAGACTGCCAGTTGTGCTGCTCTGCTCAACAGTGCCAGTCAGTCCAGGCTCCTCGGTCGTAATGGCGACCTCGCCAGATGATATGCTGACTCGAAAGCCTCGGTCAGTCGATACCATGTTCAATGGGATAGCGACAGACGCCGCATCAGCCAAACTTCCTATCCATTCTCGTTGTCTCATTTTCGTAGTCCTGTGTTGTATGCGTTACTTTGTGATTAACCTGTCCAGTCCAATTGGTAAAGAGTGTCTGTGATTCGATTGGTTACATAGGCTACTTTTCGCCAAGGATCAATCGCAATGCCGCCATTGCCTGACCCAAGAGCAGGGACTATTGCGTCAATGTCAATCTGAGTATCTGTGCCGCCAGCCAAGCTGAAAGGCGTTGGTAAAGATCGTCGCCTCAAAGCGTTGGTGGTGCTGCCGCTGTCAAGCTCTGCTATGTACTTGCCGTCTGGAAGAACATCTATTCCAAAGGCCGCGCCTGTTTGCGTGATGGGCCATCTCTCAAGAGGGCTTGTCGAAAATGACATTGAGGCATCTGTATACTCATACGGTGTTGCAAGGTCGAACATGAACACCCGTTTGCTTGATCCCGCTACGGCGTAAAAGTAAAAGTGATTGCCCTCCGGTGTCGCAACTGGGGCGAAAGTTGAAGAAAGCGCAGTGCCTCTAATGGATTGCACATTAGCAACAAGAGCGGCTGACCCAAGATCAGCAGTTTCAATGTCATAGGCGACAGACAAGGGGATTGAGTAAAGAAGGTCGCCGCTTGTCAGACCAAGAATCTGCAAGCCATCGCCAGAAAATGTTGCTGTCACGATACCGGAATTGACAGAGCTTATGTCGAGCGTTGGGCCGACAGAGATGGTATCCAAGTCCCCTGCCGTTGCCATTTCATAGGTTCGCAGAGTAGCCCCGCCAACGAAGTCAACAAGCATCAGAATAGTGCCGCCAGCGTCTACAATCTCGCCATCAACAATCATGCCTCGCTGATTGCCGGTAAGCCCGTAGATGTCGGTAACGCCAGGAAGGAGAAATGATTTGCCAGAGTCGCTGAGTCCAGCCAAAGCCACGCCGTAGTCAGGCAGAGGCAACGCGCCGCCACCAGCGTCACCAGAAGCTGGCGCTGAAGGAGATTTAAACGGATCGCTGAATTGCGTCCTGCTTACCAGAGGGAATATGCCTGCCATCAAGATTGCCTTCTATGATCGACGCTTGCGCATGGTAGCAGCCATCTTCTTTCGAGCCGCTGCTTGCTTCTTCTTGATCTCAGCCATGCGCTTCTTCGCGCCTGACTTGGTCATCTTGTTGCCTGAGCTGGACTTCTTCATCGTCGTCGGCCTCCGATAGGCTTAATGGGCTTGGGGATGTAGGGTTCTTTCTTCGGCAGAGTACCCTGCGTCCGCATTGTCATCATGACCGAGTCAGCAAGGTTGGGCGAAGCAATTTTGAACTTGTTCTTCATCTCGGCCTTAGTGTAAAGCTCATTGAGACCAGAGCCATTTGGCTTGATTGGCATCCGGCAGACTTCAGCCCGTAGTTTAGGGAGTAATTCTATCTCTGAATCGAAGCTAATGCACTCATCGGGATCAGCGTACTCGCCGTGGATCACCCACCTGTAGGTCCGATAGACCCTGTCCCGCAGCGCAAAATAGTATTGCGCCCTCTTGTTTTTGAATGCGTTGTCATTTGTCAGTTGATTTTGAACGGGCGCTCTAGAAGCAGGCTTGTATACAGCGTCTGGATTGTCTACACCCTCAGACCCTCTGAACATGGACAGCCTGATGTTCTTGCCGTGGAAATCTTTGGAGTTCTGCTCGGCCAGTCCGACACCCATGCCATCGCAGTCCCAGGAGAAGGCATCGACTCCCTGCTGGATCGCAATCCCTGCCGCCCAGTGGCCTCCCTCGTTCACATCACCGTCAGACTTTTCCTGAATGTCGTAGACCACCGGCCCATGTCGAGCAGCGTAGCCCTTGGTATCTGGCCCCAAGTCGCTGGGGTCGTGACTGGCAATCTTCTGGCCCCTCGGGGCAAAGCCAAGCCGCTTGTGGGCATCGATGCAGGCGTCGAACCACTCAGCCATGATCAGGGCGCTGTCTACAGAATCGTTCGGGGCGCCGAGCCAGATGTGATCGTACAGGGCGCGGGGAAGGTTGGCATGGTCCCACTGCCGCTCGGCCTCCAGGCCAGACTCTTCGAACCACGGGTTGTCATCGTAGTTGACGCGGATCACGAGGTGCAGGTCGTCCTCGTAGTAGCCGTCCTTTTCGATTTCGCTGATGAACGGGGCGATGAATCGCTTGTCGAACGGGTCTTCGGTGCTGCCCCGGTTGGCGACAAAGATCATTGAGACATCTGCACCGAGGTCTTCTTCCTCGACTTCCTCGGGCAACCTGGGCAATCCTTTGTTGGGTGCTGCTCGGGCTGTCGGGGTCAGGGCGCGGAGGCTTTCTTCAGAGGTGTTCTGCGATTCCTCCACCCAGAACAGGCCAAAGCCGTAGGATGACTTGATTGAGTCCACGTTGCGGAGCAGGCCGGCGAACTCAAAGGCGTCCTCGTTGTTGCAGTATATGGACCGCTGGGTGACATCGAATCCAGATAGCTCAAGCCGGCTGATCTCGTTTTTCAGGAGCGAGTGAACAGAGTTCCTGATTGATGCCTGGTACTCGCGCAGGCAGTAGACCTTGGTCTTATGGTCCTTGGCTTGAACCAGGGCATAGTCGCCTACGCTGATGGACTTAGCCGATCCACGGCCACCGAAGAGGACGATGAACCGGGCCTTGGTGTTGATGACCCGCTCCATGTACAGGGGCAGATAGACATCAGGCTCTTTGTCGGTTTCGGCGTAGGCGCCATCCTGCCAGCAGAGCGACTTGGCGAGCTTCTTGGTCTTGGGGTCTACAAGGCCGTAGACAACGTCCACCGCTGCCTTCTCCCGGCGGCGCAACTCAAGCAGGGCTGCGGCCCGAACCTTGGTCGCTTCGTCGTTAGAGCTTTCCCGCAACAATTTCCATCAACTCTTCGTCGGTCATGGAAGAAAGGTCGGCCAATCCTATGCCCCCTGAGTGCTTCACACGGCTGTCTGAGGCTTCCCTGAGTCCAAGGTCTCGGGCAATGATATTCGCGTTGAATAGCCCTGCTGCGGCCCCCTCGAACTTCTGCTCGCGTATGATTTCGTCCGCTTCTTCAACGATCTCACTGAAATCGGGATGTTTACGCCACTGATCCCAGGTCTTGTAGGTCACTCCACAGAACCGAGCGCAGGCAGATATGGTCATGGCTCGGGGCTTGGAGACCGCTACTGTCTCAACGCATTTATCGACTACCTTGACCTGTTCCTCGTACAGCGGATGGGCCTCTACCCATTCTAGGTACTCAGCGATGGCTTCGAGCAGGGTTTCTGGGGTGTGGATTGGGTTCCGGCCATGCTTGCTACGGGCCTTCCAGGCGTCATTGCCCTTCTGGAACCGGGTAGCGATGTCCCCCCGGTCTTTCTGGAGATCGTCTGCTGGGGTGTCTGTTTGTTCTGCCATTGTGGGTTCCTGTTAAAGATGCCCCTGCCCTCAACAATAACGCGGTGCAGTTTTCGCTTTACCGGAGGACTGAGGCGGTAACTGGAAGCATTGATTTTACACGCTTTGCGCGGGATTGACCCCCCACATAAAATAATTCATCCGAATGTGTTGACGTACAGTTTATACGTCTGTAGTATTAGCACCATCAACAACGCAAACGGAGCAACACAATGAGCAACAGAAAAATTGAACTGGGCGAAAATGAAATCACATGCTTGATCATGGCTGCTAACAATGAAATCTGCCGGATTGAGCCATCAAGACCGGGCCAGACCATGACCAGCCCACAGCGCACTCGGGTCAAGAACCTCAAGTCTGCTGTGGAGAAGCTTCACGGCATCAGTTCTACCGCAACACAGAAGCCTGTCGCAGTCAGCGCCCCTGTCAAAGCGTACAGCGCCACACAAAGCTGTCTGGCCGAGCCGCTGCTGGAGATCAACCACCCAGACGATATCCAGAACCTCCGCATCTGGGATAACCGAGACGCTGGAGAAAGCGATGTCGAATACTTCAACCGACTAGCCAGAGAACAGGGCGTAGCAATTTGACCCTGGCGAAAAATTTGCCGAGCCTCCTTCGTTGGGGGCTTTGGCAGTAGAAGTACCCTGAAATCACAACGGAGAACACCATGAGCAATTTTCGACAGCGATACCACGCAGTTTGCAACAGCGTCAGCGAGGCGCTCAACGAGGAGCTTTCGGTCAAGGATGAAGAACGCCTTGCCGAGCTTGTCATCACCGCCAAGGACGCTTCAGGGGCGGCACAGGAAGATGCCCTTCACGCCTTGGGCAAGTTCGTTGCTGGCGCAGTAACTGACTATGTCCGGTCTCTGGAAGACTCTGACGAACCAGAGCAACTGCTCGGCAACCCCGCCTATGACCTTGTCGCAGCGGATCGCCGCCACGGAGGATTCTGAAATGGCACCACCGCTTATTGAAATCACTCACCCGTGTTTCTCAGGAGGGCAAGCGACTTGCCAGCTTCTGGGAACCACGGTCAGATTTCAGGACGAGGATGGCTGGGATACCGCCGAACTCGAAGACCTACCCGAAGAGGTGCAGGAAATACTGTCTGCCCCTGTTGAGCAGGGAGACTCGTATTCAATGGAAGACCTCAACTCAGCCTTTGATGATGAGTTCGACCTTTCCCCATAATGGACATCAAGGACAAGCGCAGGGCTGTTGCCTCGTGGTTAGAGACGCAACCTACCGTTTACCCACCAAACCGAGAGACAATAGCGCGGAGCGTACAGGCTGGCCGCTGGGATGATCTGGTTGGCCAGTTCGTTCAGGGCGAAGACCCCGAGCGCATCGGCCTAGCCGTGGTCCTCTCATCAGAACTTAAAAGGAACCGACTACCATGACCCGCTATGAAGGTCTCAAAGGCAACACCAACGCGCAGAAGAAGCACCCGCGCAACAGCCAACTTAACTGCCGATTCAACTCTGACATCCTGAAGCGAGTACGAGATAAAGTGCTGACGCCGCAGGGAATCAGCATGGCCGACTACATTGAGAAGCTGATTCTGGCTGACCTTGACGGTCTAGACTCAAAATCGAGACAGTCATAGCCGGTATGAGCAAGCCAGACCTTGAGTCATTAGCAGAGCTTCTCAACCTGGACCCTGACGCGGGGTTTCCACCGGACGATCAAGTCTGACAGAAGTCCGCATGTAGGCGCAGACTTCCTTCCGCGCCTCGTCAAAGCCAACGCAACACACCGCTCGATAGCCCAAGTCGGTCATTAGGTCCAGATAGTCCTGCTGCCCCGGTCTGGGCTTTTGCTTAGACTTCTGGGCACTAGGGCTTTTGAGTTCGATGAACAGTCCGTGATACTCCAGGTTCGGAACCGCGAAGAACAGGTCGGCCTCGTCCGGCGTCAGCCCCTGCTTTTTCATCTTCGCCATGATTATGGCAGCAGCCTTCCCTGCCGGCAGCGGGACGCCGTTGAGGGACAGCCTGATGCAGCGTGAATACTTGGGGTACTGAAGCCGGAACCATTCGACCAGCGTCTCCTGATGCTGGGCTTCACTCACCGGGGATAGCGGGATCGGCAACCTCGTCAGCGCACAGATCCAGGTAGGCTTGCCGCTGGCTGTCTGACTGGAACCGGCGATTGATTGCGCCGATAGGCGATCCGAAGCAGATAGTCCACAAAGCAGTGTCAAGGGTCTGGTCAGCACCGTTGGCGCCATACCGAGCGATGCCGGATCGCATGGCTGCAATCTCCGCGCACCCAGTCAGCAAAAATGCCAGCACCACCAAAACCGTCAAAATTCCGTAAATTCTGGCCCTGTCTCGCGTCAAATTTTTGTCATGGCGCATGCTTAATCTCCCGTCCAACTTCCATTGCTTTTCCCCCGCCAAGCCTGACGGCCCGATAGACCCAGGCGCAGCGAAACCTGCTCATACCATCCTGGCGAGTCGTTTCCACCAGCGCCTTGTCGGCGTATTTTCGCAGCCCTTTGTCCAGGATGCCTTCGCGCATCAGTTGATATAGCGCGTCATGCTCGAACGCTCCACGCAGGAAGCATTTCAGCATTGATTTTTGGTACAGCCAGCCCACGCCGGGGAGGTGAGTGATCCAGTAGGGAGGTCCGCTGGGGCCGTCACTCGCGTAGCCGATCTCTAGGGTAACCCGGTTGCCGCGGATCATCAGGAACTTGCCGATGTGGTGAATATCCTGTGGGAAGGCTTTGGGTAACTCGAATTGGTAAGGCTGGCGCAAAACGTAGCGGTAGCCCTCCTGGTAGGTCAGTCTAGTCACTGAGAAATGCCTGAATGTTAAACGCTGGACAGGATTTGTCGGACACATCGCGGTGTCCGATTACCGAATCGATGCCTGGATGGATTACCTTGTACATGCCGATAGCAGCCTGGAGAGTCGCCATCTGCTTGGCCGTGAAATTGAAGTCAGGCTTTCCGTCTTCGCCCCTGCCGCCTACCAGACAGATGCCAATGGAATTAGCGTTGCGCTCTGCTGCATGCGCTCCAGGCTTCTCGATGGGTCGGCCAAGCTCTGGGTCGCCGTCCCTGCGAATCACAAGGTGATAGCCGATGTCATCCCAGCCCCGGTCAAGATGCCAGCGCCGGATTTCTTCCACGCCGATGTCCATGTCGGCGTAGGTATCCGCGCAGTGGACTATTATTTCGTTGATAAGACGCATTATTGATCAGGCGGTACGAGCAGTTCAGGAATGAAGTAGCGGAGAATCACGTAGAGTCCTGTGCCGATCAGAGGCCATTTGACTATCCAGAGGCCGACTTTCTGAACGTGGACGCCGATGCTCACCGCACCTTTGATGTCGCGCCAAGTCGTAATGATCTCTTCGGTATCATGAGAGATGCGCTCCATCCGCTTGCAGGACTCTTCGAGCGCCTTTTCGATCCTGTCTATACTTTCAGTCTGCCGAGAAAACTGCTGTCGGCAGTAAACGATATGATCCTGAAGCCCTTCCTCAACGGGGTTGACGGCTTTTTCGACCGCTTGTTTGACTTCATGAGGAGACGCTGTTGCTGTTTGCCCTGACATAACTTCCTCAAAACTTGGTAGCCTGGATAGCCGTAATAATTTCCGGCGATGGTACTTCAACACCGATTTCCTGCAAAGAGTTTACCATGTTGGCAAACAGTTCTCTCTGAGTGCCGAACTTCGTCACAAACCGCTTGGGGTAGTGGGTGACGTTGGCAGGATCGTTTGACAATACACCGTGGTATTGCCAGGGCAGCAGCAGGATGAACCACGGCCCAACTAGAATCTTGTTCTGCTTATAAGTACGCCCTGCTACGTGGTGTAGTTCAGGCCAGCCCTCGCCTGGGACAGCGAGGCCGTATTCCCTTACAGCCTCTTCCCAGCGTTTAACCGCTGCGGTTTTTGTCATTTCTGCGCCAGCTTAATCGTGATCCGCTGGAGCCTGCTCTTCTCTGCCGGGGTCAGCGGATCGGCAAAGGTCTTGCTGCCCAGGTTGTCCACAAACCGGCGCTGTGACCGGATCAGGTGGTGCTTGTTGGCTCGGGCTTTCAATATCATTCCTGCATCTGCTACGTGCATGTTGTCCTCCAGTTTTGTTGTCTATCGGTAAGGTCTTACTCAGCCGAATTTTCCTCGGCCAATTTTTTCAGCATCATCTGCCTTGTCTGTTCCCAATACGTTTTTGAAGGCCAGTTGCGCTCGTAGTTGCCAATGGTCACTGGCTTCACTCCTACCTCGTCAGCCATCTGTCGGCGGGTCAGCCCGAGCAACTCCCTGCGCTGCTTTACTGTTCGCTGAAGCTCCTCGGTATTGTGGTAGCGTTTGCAGCTTTCACAAAAGCCTTCCAGGTAGCCCTGCTTGATCAGCGCGTCTGGCCGGCAGCAAACTGGACAGAACCCCGTATACTCGACAGCCCCGGCCATAAAAGTCTCCTTGGTTGATATGTGAATGGACATTCTATTTACTCCTGTTTTCTTGCTCTTCGAATAAGCTCGACAAGTGCTGCGCCAGCAGAGAGCGGAACAACTCCATTTCCGATGCAACGGAGTTGGTCACCTTTGGATTCGTCCACCACCAGGGCCAGCCCATCAACCATCCCGCAAACGCCGGATTCAATCGCCGGGGCGAGGTAGGGACATCGCTTGATGATTCGGGCCATCGCTCGTCTGCTGGCCCAGGGGCGAAGAGGGGTCTTGATCGGCCAGCATCACAACGGTTGTCAGTGATTCCTGTGAGCCTTTCTTTCCCCTTGATCGGTCCTGAAATCCTAGACGTTCTTCGTGCGCTGCCGGTGTGGGCCAATGCCTGATCGCCCCGCCCAGCGTTGTCCCGCGCTGTGGGTTGTCCGCTGCGGCTGCTTGCCCCTTCACCTGATTGTTGTCCTGACCCGTTGGCGTTGGCCATTGCTCCACGCTCTCTTGCAAATCCGCTCCCCCGGCATTCCTCTGACTCCGCTTGCTGTTCGCCCCGCCTGTCAGGGTTTTCGGTGTGGGCCAGTGCGCCCTTACTTGCTGGTCTAGGCCCATTTCCGACTTTCTCTCGCCGCCCCTGCTGCGGAAACTGTCTGCTCCCGGCGTCTGCCAATTCTCTCCACGCAAAACAGAACCACCTCTCCCGGCCATGACTTGCGCCCACGTCTGACGCTGATACATGCATCCATTCCGCATTCCACCCGCGGTCGGCCAGTTCTCCCACGACTCTGGAAACTGCCCGTTCTTCCCATTCTTCGGCTTCGCAAACAACGGAGGCGGTGGCAGAAGTGATGCCACGGACGTTCTCCAAAATGAGGAATCGCGCTCCGCAATCATCTGCGATCTGGCAGACGTTGAAGAAAAGCCCGGACCGCTTTCCGTCAAGCCCTGATCGCCGCCCAGCAACTGACAAATCCTGACAGGGGAATCCAGCAATGACGCAATCCACTTTTCCCCGCCATGCTTCGCCGTCGAAGGTAGTAAGGTCAGACCAGATAGGCGCTGCATCCAGGCATTGCGCTTCCATGAGCGCAACAAGCTGCGCTGCGGCAAAAGCTTCCCTTTCGATGTAACAGACAGTTCGGTGCTGCCATCCAAGAAATTCGAATGCAGCCCTGACGCCTTCTCCGAGCATTCCTGTGCCGGCGCACAACTCAATGGAATGTAAAGCCAAGCCATCATTATCTCCCATTGATCATGTTACCTTCCTGGCGAAGGGTAGCGGCAACAGTGCGCTGGGCTTCCCACCAGATTTTTGCGGCATCGTAGGTGACCCGCGCCTCGTCAGCCTCTTGTTTGAGTCTGACTTTTTCCTTCACAAAGTCGCGATATTTACTATCAGACCGAGCCATCGCATCAGCCTGAGCCATGCTGCTCGCCCCGGCAGCGATCTTGTCCATTGTTATCTGGCTGAGTTCTGACTTCTCGGTGTCTTCGTACAGTCGAGCTTTGGCGTTAGCCTCAACCCAAGCTTGCCCTGCATTGTTGATGCGGTGGAATACTTCATCGGGGTCGATCTCTTTCATTCTGCCCAACTCCTGTCACCAAGGGATTTCAGCATTTCGCGCTGCTTATCTTCTGGATCGAAAACCGAATCAATCAACTGCTGGTCAGTTCCTACTACTTCGTCTTCCCAGCAGTGAAACTTGAACCAGCGGCAAGCGTGTTTGAATTTAGGGAAGTGTCTTCCCTCACGCCGATCCCTGAGTTTATCCATAGCCTGATCTCGCAGTGCCTGTGCCATCGTTTCCAGATCATCATGGTCCTTCTTCCAGGCTAGATAGGCTTCTCGCTTGCTCCCACGAGCGCCTAAGCCAAGCTTTTCAGTCTCCCTGAAGAGTTCCCAAATCCTTTCAAACTCTTCGGGGTAATTAGTCCGGCGGCGCTTCGCCGGTTGTCCGGTTCCATTTTCGTAGTCCATAGTAAACCTTAAAGGCTAACCTCCATTGTGGGCAAAATATAACGAGCCGTCATGGTCGTGTATCGAATTAGGTCTCTATCCTGCAAGCTTCTCTCAATCGCTTGCAAGGGGGCTTTCGCTCACAAGTGTCGCCGCTCCGCGGTTCATCATTCCACGGCCTCACCCCCACAACCTGACGGTCTGGCGACTGAAGAGAAGGGTATCGTCCGATAGCGTCCAATGACGTATCGTGGGGTCTTATGGGGTCTTATGGGGGCTTGCGGGTAGGTACTACTGATGGTGTATAATCGGTACACCGAATCGGCAGTTGTCTATCCCTCGTCCTCCAAAGACCTTCCCGTTGACAACACCGTAGACCCTGTCCAGGTCGCCGGTACAAATCAGCCCCTCTTTTGGGGCTTTTTTGTGTCCGAAGAATTTACCTCACATCTTCTGAATAAGTAAAGCTCCGAACTGGTAGATGCTAGTTGTTATCAATTTTCTGGTAACAACTAGCAGTTACCTGTTTTCTAGTAACAACTAGTTGCTACTAGATTATTCGCCTCGCTGCTTTTTCTTGGGGACGCTGTACAAAAGCTCCTGAATCTGGCCGTCAATCAGCACCAGCTTGGACTCGGGATCGGTCTTGGTTACCCGGCTGATCCAGGCTTGCGAACAGCCAAGGGCGTCAGCGACTTCCTGCTGGGTGTGGCTTTTCAGGTACTTCAAAAGCCCGATTTTCCTGCGCTTAATATTCATATCCGCTCCAATTTGGTTATAATTTCATGCACAGGGGCTTGTGCATGGATGCGATATTACTTATTATCCCTCCTGAACACAACAGTTTGGGAGAACTGAAATGCTGAAACACTACGTCGATTTTTATCAATCTACCGGTATGCCCCAGCCCGAGCGCACCAGGAAGCCAATTCCGCGCTGGGATACTGAACTGGCTATGGAAATGGCCCGAGAGCTTGCTGGCGATGACCTGAAGTCATTTCCCTACGGTTTCCGGTTCCTGACCAAGAAGCTGTCCAAGGGAAACCTGAAGGGCAAGGTCACTGAATCTTCCGGCATGTATTACATCGGCGGCAGGATAGTGACGCACGAAGAGATATCCACACGCGACGATCCAAAGGACGTTCTTCTGAGCAAGAACATGCGCCTGATGGGTGTCAGCAAGATTGTGGAAGTAGACAACGCTGGTGGCCGCGTGAGAGTGCCGCACGATGAAAGAGACCAAATGATCCAGTTCGCGGGAGAACAAAGCAATGGGTAACGAACTTCAGACCACGCAGGAAAGCCTGCCGCAGGCTGTAGAAAGCCAAAGCACTGCTGTGCTGCAAATGATTGAGCGCGTTGCGCGAGACCCGAACGCCGACATTGAAAAAATGGAGCGCCTTCTGGCGATGCAGGAGCGCGTTCTGAATAAGCAGGCCGAGTCTGACTTCTACGCTGCCCTGAACCGCTGCCAGACTAAGATCGGACGGGTAGCCGCTGACGCGATAAACAAAGGCGTCAAGGGCGGCAGCAGCGAGTATGCAACCTACGCTGCGCTTGATCGCGTCTGCCGGCCAGTCTACACCTCAGAAAATCTGAGCCTAAGCTTCGACACCGCCAAGTCTGACCTTGATCTGCACATCACTGTACTTTGCTATGTGTCGCACCCAAGCGGATTTTCAAAGACCTATCGAGCCGACATGCCTTGTGACGGGAAGGGTGCCCAGGGCGGCGATGTCATGACGAAGACCCACGCAGCAGGGTCAGCGATGAGCTACGGCATGCGCTACTTGCTCAAGATGATTTTCAACGTGGCTATCGGCCAGGATGCTGATGATGACGATGGCAACGCAGCCGGTGGTAGCCCTGTTGAGCAGGCTCTAGAAACGATTGACGAGGGTCAGATGGAAATTCTGGTCGATCTGTACACTGACGCTGGCATGAACGCAGAGCAGTTCTGCAAGTTAGCGCGTGTGGATGCGGTTGCCAATCTTCAGAAGATTCGGTTTGCTGGCGCCGTCAGCACCCTGAAGAAGCTAATCAAGGACGCCAAGGAAGCAGCCAAGAAATATGAGGAACAGCAGTCATGAAAATGGACCAGAGCAAGCAGGGTTCGCCTGAATGGCATCAGGCTCGGGCTGGCGTTATCACGGCCAGCATGTTCAGCACCGTCCGCAAGCTGGTGGGCGGTTTGAATGAGCAGCAGCAGAAGTACGTTGACGCCATTCTGGAAGGCAAGCCAGAACCGCAGGCGCGAACCCTAGCAGGCTACAAGTCTGCTCCACGCGCCGAAGTAATCAGCCGAGCTATTGATGGCGAAAAGGTAGGCGAATACTCCGAGGCAACCAAAGAGTACGCCTTCCGTCTGGCGGTAGAACGCATTGGCGGCATCCCTCTGGACGAAAGCTTCGAGACTTGGCAAATGCGCCGGGGCCGCGAATTGGAGGAAGACTGCCGGTTGCGCCATGAGCAGGACATTGAGTTCTTGGTGGAAGAGGCAGGCTTTATCTACACCGAGGATCGCAAGTTTGGCTGTTCTGCCGACTCACTGGTCGGCCAGGATGGCGGCGGCGAGTACAAGTGCTTTCTGGCGCCAGCCAAGATCAGGGACATTGTGATCTACCGCGATTGGGGCGAGATCATGGATCAGGTGCAGGGCTGTCTCTGGCTGACCAACCGCAAATGGTGGGACATGTGCCTTTACTGCCCACCGCTGGCTGCGGCCGGCAAGGATTTTATCCGAAAGCGCGTCGAGCGCGATGACGATTACATTGAGGCGTTGCAGGCTGATCTGATTGAGTTCGAGAAGCTGGTCAGCGAATGGCAGGAGAAAATTGAAAATGAGTGAGCATGCAAAAGAAGTGACTGGCGAAATAGTCCCGTTTGACGCTAAAAACCTGAAAGTTTTTGATCCGTTCGAGGCAGAACTGGCCGAACTCGAAGAGCAAAATGACAAGCTGAAGTTCGACTATCGATCTCCGAAGGGCAACAGAGAGGCTCGTAGTCACATCCACAATCTGCGGAAATCTAAAGCTGCCGTTGAGCGCACCCGTAAAGATGCAAAGGACGAAGCTCTGAAGTACGGCAAAGCCGTGGACGCTCGGGCGAAGGGTATTGTTGGTCGCCTGGAGGACATGATCAAAGTCCACAAAGAGCCGCTCGACAGGCTGGAGCAGGAAGAAGAAGCTCGGGTTGCGGGTCACAAAGAGAAAATCGAAGAGCTTAAGCGGACCATCAATGCGTTTCCTGACGAAAGTTCGAAAAGGCTCAGAGATCGCCTTAAGTTCCTGACGGATTTCACCATTGACGAGTCTTGGGACGAGTTTGAAGAACAGGCGATGGAGATTGCCACTCAAGGTCTTGAAACTCTGAAGCAGCGCCTGCTTGCCGCAGAGAAAGCCGAGGCCGAGGCTGCTGAACTGGAGGCTCTCCGCAAAGAAAAAGCCGAGCGCGACAGGAAGGATGCGGAAGAAAAGGCTGCGCGAGAGGCCGCTGAGAAAGCAGAGCGCGAAGCAAAAGAGCGCAAAGAGCGCGAGGATCGCATCGCAAAGGAAGCCGCTGAGTACGCTGAGAAAGCCGCCAGGGCGGCGCAGAAGAAAGCCGAGCGCGAAGCCGAGGAGGCGAAAAAACGAGCCAAGGAAGCAGAGCAGCGAGCTAAGGATAAAGCAGAGCGCGAAGCGCGTGAGAAAGCCGAGGCCGAAGAAGCTGCGCGACAGAAGCGAGAGGCTGACAAAAAGCTTCGCGCTACGGTCAGGTCAGCCATCACCAAGAACATGGTGGCCGAGATAAAACTCAGCTTGAAAAACACTGACCAGTGCGCTGTCCCTGAAATTGTTGAGACTCTCATCAATGCAATTGAAGAGGGCAACATCCCTTACCTGAAAATCGAATACTAGGAGCAATTCAACATGGCACAACGAGGAGTCAACAAAGTAATCTTAGTGGGCAATGTCGGCCAGGACCCCGAGGTCCGCTACATGCCAAACGGAAACGCGGTTGCCAATCTTTCTGTAGCGACCAGCGAGACATGGAAGGACAAGAACACTGGAGACCAGCAGGAAAAGACTGAATGGCATCGGCTAGTCTTTTTCAATCGGCTGGCTGAAATCGTCGAGCAGTACGTCAAGAAGGGCAGCAAGATTTACATCGAGGGCCGATTGCAAACTCGATCCTGGGAGCAGGACGGCCAGACAAAGTACATGACCGAGATAGTGGCATCTGAAATGCAGATGCTCGACAGTTCCGGGTCAGGTGGGGCGTCCAGTCCTGCCAGTTCTCCCAGTAATGCTGGGCGCTCCACCGCCGGAAACCCTAACGAAGTGCCTAGCAACTTCGACAATTTTGATGATGACATCCCGTTTTGAGGAGAGAGCAATGCCGAGTAAAAAGCTACAGATCATCATTACCGATGACACCAACGAAGAGTATGTCTTCGACGGAGAGACTTTGCACGATGCGCTTTATGAAATTACCCTAACGTCTAGGCGCATCCATCCATTGAAAGGAGAGCCTATTCGCGGCGGTTATGAGCAAGTCGAAGCTAAGGTTTACCTTGAAAAGCAGACGCTCATTAATGCCGGATCGAAGGAAATTCCAAAACCTGAAAGAACCGAAGAGCCGAAGGAAACGATGGAAGACTTGCTTCTTCGCATGCTTGAGCATGTAGGCTTTAATCCAGAGCAAGTTAAATAGCAATGAGCAACGATGACTTAGACATGTTTGCCCCTGACGATCCGCATAAGCTCGCCAGAACTGACGCCCCTGCCACGTCAAAGGCTTCGGCTAACAAAGTGGATACCGCTAAACTGAAGGAACTGGTGTTCGAGCAAGTGAAGGCCCAGGGCGAGAACGGGCTGACGGCCAAGGAACTAGTCGCAGCCAACCCTGACCACCACTACTCAAGCCTGACTGCAAGACCGGCAAGCCTGGAACAGGAGGGCCGAATATTCTACTTGGGAGACAAGCGCGATGGCTCTCGGATTATGCGCTCAGTTGAGTGTGATCGAGGTTTTAGGGTTTGCGGAAAGTGCCAGGGAGTGCTGACCGAGTTCTACAACTACGAATGCCAGCGATGTAACGGAGTGATGAAACCACCATGCAAAAGCTAATATTGCTAGTCCTACTGATTGCCGCCGAGCCAGCTTTTGGCGCCTGCCGCTGGGTGTGGATCGATCACGATCACAACAGTTCAACCCCGGCGATACGCAAACAGGTCTGCGAGAATACCTATGACCCGCCGGTGATCCGGCCCCCGTCAATTCGCCCGATCCAGACCCCGAGCGTGAAGCCGGTTCTGCCGCCTACTGTGCCGCCGATTGGAACTACTCGGTGTCGCATTGTGCGCGTCTTTGAAGGCGGCAAATGGCAGAGCAAGAGGGTTTGCCGATGAGCGACTGCATAAAGCTCTTGTTCTAATGACCGCGCAGCATCAGACATACGACGAATGGGTAGAGCAGCAATGCTCCATCCAAGTCGAGATTCCCTGCCCTGTTTGCGAAGGCAGCAAGACTATCGACTGGACATGCCCGACATGCTGCGCGGATTACTGCCAGCAGTGTCCTATCTGCGATGGCGATGGGAGCTTTGTTCCTTCGATGATGAGCTTCAACCCGGTAGAAAAAAGCGCGGCCTTTTCCTTTGATCGCTACATGGATTCATGCAGGCAGAAAGACCTTTTTAATTCTAAGTCAGGAGAAGCAGCATGACCGAGAAAAGAATCAACCCTTACACCAGGCTTAAGGAAATTGGGACTGAATGGGCAAATAAAATACGGTTTCGTGATCAGCGAGGCATGTGGTTTTATCCAAAAAAACGTCTTCACGAAGGATGGAGTCTTGATGACTTGTATGAACGGGTATCCGCTGCCGAACAGCTTGGTTACGTTGTAGAGCTTAAGGCAACCGAAGACGGTCTTGAGGTTGTTTATTTGAAAGAGTTGCCTCCAACCCCTTTCGAGTTTCGGTAATTCCTTACCGGCACAGGAGAAGAGAGATGAGCAACAAGAACGAAAGCATGGAAAGAGAGATGAACAAACTAAATGTCCTGATTCGAGAAGCAATTGGTAGTGGAAAGGCTGGGAAACTTGCAGAGTCGATGGCTCTGCTAGGAATAATCCTAATGCGAAAAGAGTGTGGCAGTTTTTTCACTACTGGCTTTCTTAATCAGGCACTCAGCGAGATCGAAGAAGAAAAAAAGATGTGCTGCTTCAAGAACAGGAAAGGTTTCTATTGCAATGCTTCCACGACATGAGCGGAGCTGTGATCTGGCGAATATGGGATAACGAAGAAGACTGCCTGCACAGGGCTTTCGGGGAGAACGAAACCCAGGCAAGAGATTACTTTAGCAATCTATGCTCGAACTAACTCCCATTACTTTGGCAGAAGCAAACCAATTTGTTTCAGACAATCACCGGCACCACAAATCGGTGGTAGGTCATAAGTATTCGATTGGCTTATCAAACGGAAAAGAGATTGTCGGTGTCGTGATCGTCGGGCGGCCAGTGGCAAGACGGCTAGATAACGGCTGGACGCTAGAAGTCAACCGCTGCTGCACCGATGGCACTAAAAACGCTTGCTCGATGCTCTATGGCGCATCTTGGCGGGCAGCTAAGGCAATGGGATACCGCAGACTGATTACCTACACATTGCCACAGGAAGGCGGGGCTTCATTAAAGGCAAGCGGCTGGCGATTGATTGGAGAGCGTGGTGGAGGTAGTTGGAATGTT